GGGTTGAAGCCTTGAACGGCGGCAGCTCGGTTGCAGACGATATCGTCGAGGAGTTTGGGCGGATCGCGGGAGACAGAGGGACGTGGGAAGGCCATTGGCAGGAGATCGCCGAAAGGGTCTTACCCGCATACTCCAGCACTTTCCAGCGAAACTCCTACCGTACGGCGGGGGATAAGCGCACAGAGTTAATCTTTGACTCCACGGCCTCTGTGGCTTTGAAGCGTTTTGGGGCCATCCTCGACTCCCTCCTCACCCCTCGCAATTCCACCTGGCACCGTATTCTGGCCAGCGAGCCCCAGCTGAACAAAGACCGCACCGTCAAGATGTGGTTCGAGGAAGTTAACCGGCTGCTGTTCAAGTACCGTTACGCCCCCAAGGCGAACTTCGCCAGTCAGAATCAACAGAACTACCTGAGCCTCGGGGCCTTTGGTACCGGGTGCATGTTCACCGACCAGCTCCGAGGGGAAGCCGGGCTGCGGTACCGCGCCGTTGGTCTAGGGGAGATATATTTCTGTGAGAATCATCAGGGCCTTGTTGATACTGCCTATCGCCGTTTTGAGCTCACTTCACGACAGGCCGAGCAGCAGTGGGGCGATAAGGTCCCTGAGTCAATCCGCAACAAGACCGATAAGAGCCAAAAATTCTGGTTCATCCACTGCGTTAAGCCGCGTGAGGACTACGACCCCCAACGGCTGGATGCCCGAGGTATGCCGTGGGCATCCTACTACGTCTCGGAGGAGGGCAAGGTGTTACTGGCGGAAGAAGGGTTCACCACCTTCCCCTATGCGATCAGCCGATACGAACAGGCCCCCGGCGAAGTTTACGGGCGCGCTCCGGCGATGGATGTATTACCGGCGATCAAGACGCTGAACGAAGAGAAGAAGACCATGCTCAAGCAGGGGCACCGCACGGTGGACCCGATACTGCTGGTGCATGACGACGGCATTATTAGCAATTTCAGCATGAAGCCTGGTGCGCTGAATGCCGGGGGCGTAAGTGCCGAGGGTAGGGCGCTGGTGCAGACCCTTCCGGTGGGTAACCTCGCCGCGGGCAAAGAGATGATGGATGACGAACGAGCCATTATCAACGACGCCTTTCTGGTAACCTTGTTCCAGATTCTGGTAGACACCCCCCAGATGACGGCCACCGAGGTCATGGAACGCACCCGTGAGAAAGGTATTCTGCTGGCGCCGACCATCGGCCGGCAGCAGTCCGAGTATCTGGGGCCGCTCATCGAGCGCGAGATCGACCTGTTGGTGCGCCAGGGGCTGGTGCCCCCAATGCCACCGCTCCTGCTGGAAGCGGCGGGGGAGTACCGTGTCGAATACGACTCTCCTCTCTCTCGCGCCCAGCGGGCGGAAGAGGTAGCGGGTATCATGCGGACCGTTGAAACCACGCTGGGGATCGTCAATGTCACACAAGACCCGGCTCCGCTCGACCACTTTAACTGGGACACCATCGTCCCTGAGATCGCGGAGATACAGGCCGTGCCGACTCGCTGGATGCGGGCGGCAGAAGAAGTACAGCAGCTGCGACAGGGCCGCGCCCAGCAGCAGCGGGAACAGCAAGCCGTTAACGCCCTACCAGGCGTGGCTGCGATAACCAAGGCGCAGGCAGTGGCACAGGAGAAAGGACGGGGATGAGCGATTTCATTGACAAAGTGAAGGACGTAATTTTTCGCAGGCAGAAGCACTACCAGCTCGTGTTTAACAACGCATCGGGTAAGGAAGTGCTGGCCGACCTGGCCCGGTTCTGTCGAGCACATGAGAGCACCTTCCATCCTGACCCGCGCATCGCGGCCCAGCTGGACGGTCGCAGGGAGGTGTGGCTGCGATTGCAGCAGCACCTCGAAATGGATTCAGAGGCATTGTGGTCTCTGTATAACGAGAGGATGAAGCAATGAGTGAAGCAGCCCCCGCAGCCCCGGTAGATCAGGGCACAACTGCGGCCGCCCCGGCGACCGCTACCGCAGCAGCTCCGGCCGCAGCGCCCGCAGCGCCCGCAGCCGGCAACTGGTTCGACGGCTTCAACGACGATCTGAAGGGTTACACTCAGAACAAAGGATGGAGAGACCCGGCCGCCACGGTCGAGAGCTATCGCAACTTGGAGAAGCTGGTCGGCGTACCGCAGGATCAGATCATCAAGCTGCCTGGCGGCGATGCACCTCCCGAGGCGTGGAATGATATCTGGAATCGGCTCGGTCGCCCGTCCGACCCCAAGGAGTACGGCTTCCAGGCGCCCGAAGGCCAGGACCCGGCCTTCTCCGAATGGATGGGCAAGACCTTCCACGACGCCGGGGTACCCAAATCCATGGCCGAGAAGATCGCCGCCGCCTACGCGGAATTCGGCCAACAGGTGGGTACGCAACAGCAGGAAGCCCGGCAGGCGCAGTTGGCTACGGAGGCCGCCGGTCTCAAAACCAAGTGGGGTGCGGCGCACGACCAGAACATCGGCATCGCCCGCCAGGCCGCGCAGGGTTTGGGGCTCGATGGCGCGACCATTGATGCGCTGGAAGCGGGCATGGGGTTCACAAAGGTGATGGAGCTGTTCCACACCCTGGGCACCCGGATGGGTGAGGGCGGCTTTGTCGGAGGTGATCGCGGCCAGCAGTCGGGCGTACTTACCCCCGAGGCGGCGCAGCAGCGTATCCAGGCCTTGCGTAAAGACACCGAGTTTCTCAACAAATACGCAGCCGGCGATGAGAAAGCCCGCCGGGAGTTTGAGCAGCTCCACAAATGGGCGTATCCGGCGTAAGCGGCAGCCACTTGCATTTTATGTAAAGTAGGGTATCTTTATCGCTATGGATTTGAAAGAACTACGCCTTGAGCTACTCAAGCTCACCTACAGCCACGGTCGGGAAGCCCCGGAAGCCGTGGCCAGAGCTGAAGTGCTGGAGCAGTACGTTATTCCGAATCAGGCGCCGAAGGCGGTGCCAGCGGCAGGTACGCCCGCCAAGACACCGCCAAAGCACCTACAACGCGGGAACTCGTAAGAGCCGCAAGACAGCTGGAAAGGCAGCCCACGCTCTGGATTGAGCATGTCGGGTCCTTCATTGGGCAACCCCGAAAGAACCGTTATTTACTGACGCTTTTACGAGGGTTTCCCCAATGAGCATTAATATCCCGACACATTTTGTCCAGCAGTACAGCACCAACATCCAGATGCTGCTGCAGCAGCGTGGTTCCAAACTCGCTAACGCCGTCATGCGCGGCTCCCATTTTGGCAAGCAGGCCTCTCCGGTCGACCAGATCGGCGCCATTGAGATGCAGCCGGTGGCTTCCCGCTTCGCGCCCATGGGCCGTGTGGATGCCAGCACTGACCGCCGCTGGGTGTTCCCGTCGGACTTCGACCTGCCTCAGCTGCTCGATACGTTCGACAAGCTGCGTCTCATCACCGACCCGGAATCGAGTTACGTCCAGAACGCGGTAATGGCCGCTGGTCGCCAGTTCGACAAGCTGATCATCGGCGCCTTCCTGGGCACCGCCAAAACCGGCGAGATAGGTTCTACCTCCACCATCTTCACCGCTGCGAACGAGGTGGATGTGGCTACGGGTGGCGCCAATTCCAAATTGAACGTCGCCAAGATCAAGGCCGTCAAGGAACTGATGATGGCCAACGAGATCGACTTCGAGATGGAGCAGGCGTACATCGGCATTACCGCCGCAGACCACGCCTCCCTGTTGAATGAGATTCAGGTGATCAGCTCCGACTTCAACGGGGGCCTGCCGGTCCTGCAGAATGGCATGGTGAAATCCTTCCTGGGCTTCCAGTTTGTTCATACCGAGCTCATCGAGACCCAGCTGGCCGGCACTAACGAGGTTACCTTGCCGGTGTGGGTCAAGAGCGGCATGCACCTCGGCGTGTGGGACGATATCCAGAACGATGTCTCCCAGCGCAAGGATCTACAGGGCTTGCCGTGGCAGCTCTACACCACCATGACCGCCGGCGCCACCCGTCTTGAAGAAGACAAGGTGTACGCCATCGAGTCTTATCGCGCCTAATCTGGAGGATTAAACCATGGCTGTTGAAGCACTCAAGAGTTCTGTTATCACTAACGCCGACGCTACCCCGCCGGTACTCAGCAACGCCCGCCTGTCGGACATGGCTATGAAAGAGGCCATCGGCACCAAGCAGGCCTCGGCCTCGGCCAGCATCGGCTCCACCTACTGCCTGTGCCGTATTCCGGGCAACGCCCGCATCTCGGAGGTCATTGTGTCCTGTGATGCCTTCGATACCACGGGCGCCGCGGATATCGGTATCTACCAGACGGCCGCCAATGGCGGCGCCGTGGTCGATGCGGACTTCTTCGCCAGCGCGGTCGTGCTGACTACGGCTCTGCCGAATACGGTAGTGACGCACGAGTCCGGGGTCTTCGGTATCGAGGATGTGGAGAAGCCGCTGTGGGAGGCTATGGGCCTGTCCGCGGACCCACATCGCGATTACGATGTGGCGCTCACCCTAACCGCCGCCAACGGCGCGGGGGCCACGCCCGACGTGACCTTGCGCGTTCGCTACGGCATCTAACCGAAAAGCGGGGCTCCGGCCCCGCTTCTCCTACAGGAGGTTATCATGGCCGACAGATTTTACGGGATTGCCGTAGGCGGCAAACTCCCCACCGACATTACCGAGGACGCCAGCACCACCAGCGCGGCCATCGAGCTGCGGGTGGCGGATACTGCGTACGCCAACAAACTTTACGTTATCGAGGCACTCCAGGCCATTCTCGGCTATCTGGAGACCACGGAAACGAACCCGATTGCGTAAGGCCCTGATATGAGCCAAGGTGCAGATTCTTTCGCATACGAGACCGTAGCGGCTTCGCAGGCCGATCAGGTGCTGGGGGCTACTGGCGGGGCCGGGGACCTGTTGCACCGGTTGATCATCACGGTGGCCACGGCAGCGACGGGCACGGTCTCTATTAAAGACGGATCGGGCAGCGCCATCCCCGTATCCGCAGCGAACACCCCCATCGGGGTCTACTCTGTAGCGCTGAATGCTAGGTCGTTGGCGGGGGCGTGGTCGGTTACCACCGGGGCCGGCGCTACCGTCATGGCTATCGGGGACTTCGACACCTAAAAGCTGGGGAGTACGGTACGTTGGATTATTGGACTAACGGATACCTGCAGCGGGATGACTACTACCGAAACGTAGCCCGCGGCTTGGTGGATGGGGCGACGGTAAAGGTCGCCTACGGGAGGCACACGGCAGCGGGGGCTTCGTCGGGGGTAGTATGGCCCAACGGCGCCTACGCATTCCCGCCCGCAGCCGGGGTGCAGCTGTCTATTGCCAGTGCCTCGCCGAATGACACAGCGGCAGGCACCGGGGTGCGTACCATCGAGGTCCACTACCTGGACGCCAATCTGGTGCCCCAGGTCGAGGCGATAACACTGAACGGGACGACGCCGGTGCTATCGGTGGCTACCGATGTGCGATTTGTAGACTGTATGCACCGGGTTACTTCTGGCACGGGGATCACCGCTGCGGGGACGATCTCGGCCTCTGTCGGTGCACAGGTGTATGCGGAGATATCCACGGGCAAAGTGCGCTGTTCGTCCAGCGTGACGATGGTGCCTGCTGGGCACCGGCTGCTGGTGTGTGCGTTGAGTGCCGGGGCCATCGACGATACCGCGGCTGCGGAGGTCATCGTCGAACCCGCTACCCCGAGCTTCGATGGGCATGACTTTACCGAGGAGGGGGTGTTCATGCCCATGGCGGCGGGGGCCTTTCAATCCAGCTCTCTATCGATTGTTCTACCGGTGCCCGTCCCATTCACAGAGGGGCAGTCGTTCGGGTTCATTTTTGAGACGAGTAAAGCGGCCACCATCCTGGGATCGTGGTTCGGCATAATGGAGAAAGTGTAGTGGCCTCTGAAGTCGAAATCGCAAATCGCGCCCTGCTAAGGGTGGGGGCCACCCGCATCGTGTCTATAGATGAAGCGAGCGCTAACGCTCGCGCGGTTAACGCATTGTTCACGACGGTGCGGGATGCGGAACTACGGTCGCACGTATGGAACTTCGCCATAAAGCGTGCGCGTTTGGCGGCGGATGCGACGGCGCCAGCCTTCGGTCCGGCTAACGCATTCCCGTTACCGTCCGACTTTTTGCGATTGTTGCCGCCCGACAAGGACACCCACTACAACGACCTGGATTGGCGGGTCGAAGGGCGACGCATACTCACGGACGCCGCGGCGCCACTGGATATCCGGTACATCTATCGGGTAACGGACCCCAACGAGATGGACGCGTTGTTCCGGGAAGCGTTCTCAATGAGGCTGGCCCGAGAGTTGTGTGAGCCCCTCACACAGTCCAACACCAAGATTCAGCTCATCGCCACCGACTACGAGGTGGCGATACGTGCTGCACGCAAGGCCGACGCTTTTGAGGAGGTGGCGATTGAGCCGCCGGAAGATATCTGGCTATCCGTGAGGGCTTAGTATGGCCAAAGTGTCCCCCCTGCAGTCTAATTTTAGCGGCGGCGAGTTCTCCCCCCTCCTTTACGGGCGTGTCGATACCGAGCGGTATGCGACAGGGCTTGCCCTCTGCCAAAACTACATTCCCACCGTGCAGGGGGGTTTAATCCGCCGATCTGGCACGTACTTCATATCAGAGGTTAAAGACTCTACGAAGGCGGTGCGGCTGATCCCGTTCGAGTTCTCGACCACGCAGGCGTACATCCTGGAGTTTGGGGATTTGTACATCCGGTTCTACCGGAACCATGCGCAGATCGAATCTGGGGGGTCGCCGGTGGAGGTGGCCAGCCCGTATCTGGAGGCCGACCTGGATGGCATTCGATACGTCCAATCAGCGGACGTGTTGTATTTGGTACACCCTGACTATGCCCCTCGCACGTTGTCGCGCATAAGCCACACCAGTTGGACATTGAGCACCCTGACGTTCCTCGACGGCCCCTACTTACCGACCAACGATACCGCGACCACAATAACCCCAAGCGGGACATCTGGAACGGTTACCCTGACGGCATCGGCGGCACTGTTCGCCAGCACAGATGTGGGCCGGGTGATCCGCGTCTTGCAGCTGATCCGCAACTGGACGATCAGTACCGCATACGCGGTGGGGGACGTGGTCAAGAACGACGGGGGCAAGGTGTACACATGCACCGAGGCCGGAACATCCGCGGGAGCGGGGGGGCCAACGGGAACCGGCGCAGCGATCACAGATGGCACAGTGATCTGGGAGTTCACGTCCTACAACGTCTACCAATGGGGGTGGGCGCGGATAACAGTATACACCTCTACCACGGTAGTGTCGGCGGCTGTCGGGGCGTCGCATTTCGGGAGCACAGTGGCTTCGGACGAATGGCGGCTAGGCGTGTATTCGGCGACTACGGGCTACCCCTCGAACGTGGTGTTCTACGAAGACCGGCTTTTCTTCTCCGGGGCGGCGAACGC